TTGCGGGCGGGGCAACGGAGGCCCAAGTTGCAACCCGCATTACTACCCTTTGTGCAAACGCACGGGCGGCGGGTGCCAGCAAGATCATCGTTTGCAACGCCATCCCACGCAGCGGATTCAACACGACCATCAACGCTTGGAACGCACTTTTAGCCGCGAACTACCAAGCATACGGAGCCAACGCGATAGTAGACCTTAACAGCCTGTTTTTCGCCACTCAGGGCTACGCCACACCAACCCTTAACCCACAGTGGTACATCACGGCGGACCAAACCCACATCACGCCGGAAGCGATGGGCGTGGTAGCAAGCGAAGTGCTGAAAGTTGTCAGGCCGTTTGTGACCTCACGCGGCGGAGCCATTCGACCCGTAGCAAGTTTCTTTTAGGATTTACCCATGCAAACCCGCAACTTCCGCACGTCCGCTAGTCGCCTTTACCTCCCCGCCAACTCAACTCAAGCGGACTTCACCACCGCTACGCCGGTACTCGCCAACAACGCCCGCACCGATATGAGCGTGCAAGGGGGTGAACTGTACATTAACTACACCGTCACAACCAACTGGAAGGTCCAGCAAACCGGCCTTTATCGCGGTATGCGGGTAGTGTTCTTTGGTGAGGGAGCGGACAACAGCACCTTTGATTATCGCGTGTGGGCGGTATTCCCCCGCACGGCTAGCACCGCACCCCTCAACACGTTCACTCAATCAAACGTCACATCGGTAGCAACTGTGTGTTATGGCACCGGATCGGGTACGCTGTCCACCCTTGTCGGCGAAGGTGACTTGGTACCAGCGGACGAACGCTACGCCGATACATTGACCTTCACCCCAAGCGATGGCACTACCTTACCTACCGGCATTGGCGACGTGTTCTCAACGGCCTACAACCTTGGCACGCCGACAGCGTACAGCCCGGCAAACAACACTCAGGCTATGCTTGCTATTCCCGATGTGAGCAACATTTGGGGTCTTGTATTTGAGTTTGACGTAACCGGGGCAACATCGGTTAACGCACTCATTGAACTCACGGTCTAAAAGGTTGCTAGTATTAGGGGCAACTCTCGCACCCCCACACACAAAGGATACATCAGATGTCACAGTTTTCGTTTAACCCCATCCAACTACAGCAACTCCAGCAGCCCCCGGTTACTGGTCCCGTTCTGTACGTTGGCTCAACCGTCGTAGGCGCGGCCAACTCTGTAGGCCGCGGCTACACCCCCGGCACCGCGTTTGCAACCCTCGCCTATGCCCTTACTCAAGTCGCTAGCGTGGTCGCTCAGGGAGCCGCCGTAGGCATCCCCAACGTGACCATCGTTGTACTCGCAGGCCACACCGAAAGCATCGCAGCGGCCAGCGGAATCACCGCCGTAGCCAACGTGCGGGTAACGGGTCAAGGCACCGGCACGAACCGCCCCTTGTTCACCTTCACCACCTCGACAGCGGCAACGTGGGTAGTCGCGGCGGCTAACTTCTCAGTTGAGAACTGCCGATTCACCACCACGATTGACGAACTTGTTACGGGCTTTTCAGTCTCCGCAGCGGGCTTCCGATTCATTGGGAACGAAGTTGTCGGCACATCATCCGCCCAGTTCATCAGCGTGATTACCACGACGGCAGCGGCTACCCGATTTGAGATCATCGGGAACCGCTTCATTCAAGACACCGCCCCAGCCGCGAACGGTAAGGTTATCAACCTTGTCGGCGGTGATGATGGCGTGATTGACTGGAACACATTTGTATGGGTGTCAACCAGCAACGCGGCCAGCAACATGATCGGCGGGGCAACAACCGCAGCCCTTCGACTGTCCATCGACTACAACACCATCTACCACACTGGCGGCGGTGCGGTGGTTCCTATCTCGATGCACACCGGAACGACCGGCATGTACACATTCAACAGCGTCTACAGCACACAGACCACACTCGCCAACTCGATTGTCCTGCAAAGCATGGCATCCGCCCAATCGTTTGCGTGTAACACGGTCAACACGAACGGTGCCTTGATCCCCGTTGTCGATACCTAAGCCCCAGCCCGCCACCTACCCCAAGGTGGCACCTTTCACACGGGGGACGCTGGCGAAAGCCTCCCCCCGTGTTTTCGGTCAGGTTTCTCTTCTTGTTTCGCCCGTCGTGTGCCGCACTTCGCACGGCGGGTTTTATGACGCAACTACCAGCGGGTCCGCTTGTCCTTCAACTCACGATGATTGAGGAGGCCGCACGCGCCGCCCGCGTCAACCTTTGCCAAGCGACCACACTAGCGGACGCGGCGAAGGAACCTCAGAACGCCTTACACCTTGCGGGTGGTGGAACGCCAGCAACGACCCCGGCAACCCAATACCAAAGCATGAGCAACCAACACGCACAGCAAGCGGTGGGGGCGATTCATGCGATGTTGCAGGGAGCAAACCGTGTTCACAGTTTGATAGGTGGCGAGCGGGACGAAGCCAGCAACCCGCAACCGGGGAAGTGATACACTCATGTCAGATCCAAATGGACCTCAACGAAAGATTGATCTTACCGGGGCAAACGGTCAGATTCAAGACCCCCCCCAACAAACAGGCGGGGGGCTAAAGGGGGGGCCTGCCTACATCGCGGAGCAACTTCGATCCCTTGCCATCCCCATCACGTCGGTAGTCCCTGACGCGGCTAACGCTCGCAAGCACGGGGAGCGGAACATGGAGGCCATCGTTGCCAGCCTGTCGCGGTTCGGCCAGCGTACGCCGATTGTGGTGCAGCGTAAGGGGATGGTGGTCCGCGCCGGTAACGGTCGCCTCGAAGCGGCTAAGCGTTTAGGCTGGCAGCAAATCGCGGCAGTGGTGGTGGATGATGATTCGGTTGAGGCGGTCAGTTACGCGATCGCGGACAACCGCACGGCGGAGTTGGCGGAGTGGGATTCCGAAACGCTGGCGAGCCTGTTGGATACGTTGCCGAAGGAGGCGATGGGGGTGACGGGGTTCTCGGATGAGGATTTGGCGGGGTTGCTGGCCGAACTCACGCCGGAACTTGGAAGCGAGTACACGGTAAAAATCGAGTCACCGATATACGAACCAAAGGGAATCCGCCCAAACATTGACGAACTGTTCAACCGTGCAAAGACGGAAGCCTTGTGCAAAGAGATAGAAAACGCATCACTACCAAAGCCCGTAGCGGACTTCCTGAAATATGCGGCAGAACGGCACACCGTTTTTGACTATGCCAAGATTGCGGAGTGGTATTCTCACGCAACGGAATCCGAACAGAAGATGATGCAGCGGTCAGGGCTTGTCATCATTGATTTTGACTCGGCTATTGAAAACGGTTTTGTGGAAATGACCGAGCGGATACGGGCCTTGGCCGCATCGGAAGAAAAGGAAAGTGGACAATGATACAAGACTTGGCGGTATTCATCTTGTCACACGGACGCGCGAACAACGTGAAGACTGTTAGCACGCTCGAAAAAGCAGGGTATACGGGCAGGGTCTATATCGTTATCGACGATCAGGACAAACAGCGGGCCGAGTATTACGCGACCTACGGGGACAAGGTTGTAGAGTTTAGCAAAGAAGAAGCACAAGGGACGTTTGACATAGGCGACAACCGAACCGAAAAGAACGTGGTGGTGTTTGCTAGGAACGCGTGTTGGGCGATTGCCAAAAAACTAGGATTGAAATACTTTGTGCAACTTGACGATGACTATGTAGAGTTTTGGTATACATTCAACGGGCGAATGTATCCAAAGTGCGTAGCGGTAAAGACAACATTTGACCAAATGCTTCAAGCGTTGCTTGACTTCTACAAACGTGTTACAAACCTGATGACGTTGGCTACGGCTCAAGGGGGCGATTTTATTGGAGGCGATAGGGACACGACGTACCTTAAACGCAAGGCGATGAACCTATTTTTGTGTGACGTAGACAGACCGTTTCAGTTTGTTGGAAGAGTAAACGAGGATGTTAACGCATACGTATTGGCCGCGACGCGGGGTGAGTTGATGTTTACCACGATGGCCGTGCAGTTAAACCAAGTACAAACCCAGCAAAGCAAGGGGGGGCTAACTGAAGAGTACCTAGCATCTGGTACATACGTGAAGTCTTTTTACAGTGTCATGATGGCACCTTCATGCGTGAAGATTAGCGATATGGGACGATACGAAAGGCGTATCCATCACAAAGTAAAGTGGAACAACGCGGCACCAAAGATACTTAGGTGTAGTACCAATGTCTGACCTCCCCTCGAAAATCCTCGACCCCTCGCACGTCCGGTCAAACGTGGCGGCGGTGATTAAGACGCTGGAGGAACACAGCGTACGCGGCGTACCCCTCGACCCTAAGTTGGTGGAGGCGTTGCCCATCGTGTGCGCCCAGTTGCTCCAATCGAAAACGGATCGGGTTAAGGCGGCAGGGGTCAAGTTGATACTCGCGGCGATGAAGCACAACCTCGAACTCGTGGGGCTTGCGGACAAGATGAATAGGCTTGACAGCGGGACACCTACGGAATCGGTCGCGGTGCATGACGCGGCAACCTTGCGAGCGGACCCGGAGATACGCGCGAAGGCCCTAGACGTGGCGAGGGCGATGAACAATGGCACCGATCTACAACGATGAGCAGCGGCGAGCGTTGGCCCTACTCACACCCGATACGCTGGGTGCGTGGGCGAGCGGGGGTCAATGGAAGGCCGCAAAGCATCTCCAGTTTATCAGCGAGCGAATCGAGCGGGCGGTAGACGCGGGGAACGGGCGGGTAGTGGTCAATATGCCACCTCGTACCGGCAAGTCCGAACTGCTATGCAAGTGGACCCCGATATGGTTTCTCGAAAACTGGCCGCATAAAAAGGTGATTATCACCGGGCATAGTGCTGAACTCTCCGCAGGATTCGGGCGGCAGGTCCGCAACGAGTTTGCAACCAACCCCAACCTACGAACTAAGTTGCGGGATGATTCCAAGGCCGCGTATCGTTGGAACACTGAGCAAGGCGGCGGGCTTTACGCGGCGGGCGTGGGTACGGGCATTCTCGGATTCGGTGGCGACTTGATATGCGTTGACGATCCCTATCCATCGTGGGCGGATGCGTTTTCCTTTGGCTATCGAAGCAAGTTGGAAGAGTGGTTCGGCTCATCACTCATGACGCGAGCGGAGCCTAACGCCACGGTCATCGTGCTACACCATCGCTTTCACCCTGAGGACTTAACCTCATTCTTGCAGAACGATCCAAACTTCGATTGGGACGTTATCAAACTGCCCGCGTTGGCCGAGGCAAATGACCCGATGGGACGCGAGCCGGGTGAATCCATTTGGCCGGAACGTTGGCCTGTCGATGCTCTCAACAAGAAACGCGGCCCGCACTTTGAAGCGATGTACGGCCAGAACCCCGAAGGCGTGGGCGTGGGTGCGTTGTACAAACACTTCACCGAGGCGAACGTATCGAGCGGCATCAAGTTTGACCCAGCCCGGCCCGTGGTGCTGGCCATCGACTTCAACATCAACCCCGGCATGCATGCCCTCATGGGTCAATATGACCCCGTAGCGGATCGGTTCGATGTGCTAGGCGAGATCCACGAACCCCGCATGGACCTTGACGAATGCCTCGAAGCGTTTATCCGGTGGCACAAAGAGCAAGGGGCGGGGCGTGTTGACCTGTACGGCGATAGCAGCGGGCGAGCGGGTAGCGTGCTCACCAAGAACCGATCCTTCTACGACGTGATAGCCGACCGATTCGCACGTGCCAGCATCCCCCACTGGAACCACGTACCCAAGGCCAACCCGCCAATCTTCGACCGTGTAACTAGCGTCAACGAAGCCTTAAAGGATTCGGGCGGCACGATCAGGGTGCGTATCCACCCGTCATGTAAGCGGCTACTAACCGACTTCAGGGAGATGCGAGCGGACGAACAGGGGAGCATCGACAAGAACGTTTCCAAGTTGTCACACGCCTCGGATGCGTTCGGATACTGGGTCCATTGCAAGCGGCCCAATGCACTTTCAACACGACAACCTAAGCCGGGGCGGTTTATCTTTGGTCAAGCGTCCTAAACTACTACACCATGGCAAAGAAACCCACTCAACCAACACCCGCCACACTCCCCCAAGGGCAGGTAACGCCGAAACAGTTTGGCCGCGTGCGTACCGCATTTGCCGACGTGCAAGGGTGGGGGGACGTTCAATGCGGGGAGTACAACACCTACCGCGAGATGCGGACCTGCCCAACCGTTGCCATCGCAAGGGCGGCGGCTATGGCACCCGTCAAGGCGGCGGGTTGGTTTGTTGAGTCAGACGATAACGAGGACGGGAAGTACGATGAGGTTGTAGACTTCGTACAGCGGGCGATAGAACCCGTTGCGGGCGACCTTGTACGCAACTCCCTCTATGCATGGGACTACGGCTGGCAAGGGGCTGAAATCGTTTGGGGCGTGCGGGAAGGCCGCGTAGTACCAGAGCGGTTGAACTTCCTCAAGGTCGATGATACCAAGATTCTCACGGACGAACAAGGCACCGTAACCGGCCTCAAACAAAAGCAGTTTGAAGTGCCAGAATCCAAGACCTACATCTACACCTACGACGGTGAATGTGGCGACCCCTACGGGCGCTCACGGATGGAAAACATCCGCGAGCACGCTTGGAGGCCGTGGCGTGAAACCATCAACAAACTAGGCAAGTACATCAGCAAGCATGCGGGCGTTATCTCAACCATGCGATATCCCGTGGGCGAGGGTCAAATCGGGCTTACGGGTGCAACGTTTGCCAATGAGGAGATTGCGGCGGCAACCCTACAGAATCTAGGCAAGGGTGCGGGCGTGGCGTTCCCGGTCACGTTTGAACCGTGGCAAGCAGAGGCGATTCGGGCGGGTGCATCGTTCGACTCTCTCACTTGGAACATCGGCTTTCTTGAACCATCAAGCGGCGCCGGCGGGGAAATGATGTCATTTGCCAAGTATTGTGACTCCCTCATTTGTCGCGGCTTACTTGTCCCAGAGCGTGCCATCCTCGAAGGGCAACACGGCACAAAGGCGGAGGCAGAGGCCCAAGGCGACGTAGCCGTAGAGATTGCCGAGGAAGAAAACCAACTCATTTGGGAGGGGATTCAACGGCAGATTGTGTACCGCATGGTGCTTGCGAACTTTGGGCGTGCGGCGGCGGAAGCGGTGCGGGTCAAGGCGGCTCCCCTCTCTGAACCCGAAAAGCGGCTTGCGGCGCGGATCGTGGAAACGGTCTTGACCAACCCCGCAAACGCGGACTTGTTGCTTTCGATGCTTGACCTTGACGCAATGCTTGACACTGTGAAACTGCCCAAGGCTAAGGAAACGGTTGACCAGACGGAGACGCGGCCAGAACTTGAAACGGTGGTAGAAGGCGACCCCGCCCCCCTCGCCCAAACCCTATCCGCAGCCCTTGCCCGGCTATCGCAACGCAAACAACTTGCGGAGGCTGTCACCTGATGGCCCACGAGGTGAATATCCGCTTGGATATTGCCAACCTAGCGGCGGTTATCGAACTGGCCGAGGACGTGTTATCCATCGCCACGAAGTGTGACCAAGACCGTTACCCAGATTTGCCCACCGTAGCGGCAGAACTTCGCACGGCACATGCCCGGCTGATAGACTCACTTTGCGGGGACGATGATGATACCTAAGACCATCCAACATCAAGCCGAGATTCAGGACCGTGAACGCGAGCGGATCGTCAAGGAGGCTATGCGGCGTGCGCAAGGCTTCCAGCGGCGTATGCGGGTCGCGGCACTCAAAGCGTACAAACGGGGGGCGGACCCTCTCACGGCCCTACGAATCGAAGCAAAGGGGCTACAACCGATCATTCAGGACGCGATGCTTGCGGCTCACCTTCAGGGCATTAACCGCAGCATCATCACGGCTAAGCGGGCGGAGACGTTGGCTCTTGACCGGAACCTAGATGAAACGGTCGCTTTCCTACGCAAGCGGCTAGCCATGCCCTTCGCCGAACTTGCGGAGATTGAGCGGAAGTACGGCTTGCAGGCGGCAACCGCAACGGGCGAAATAGCGACGGTCCTTGAGGAGAAGGTAGGCAAGGCCCTCATCAAGACCATTCAAACCAACACCAGCAAGGCGGGGGGCATCGAAAACATCCGCCAAGCGTTTAACGCAGCGGGGGTTACGCCGGATAACGATTACCAACTTGAACAGATATTCAGGACGCAGACGGGGCAGGCATACATAGCGGGGCGGGTCACGGCCAATGAGGATGAAGTCATTGACGAGGTTCTTTGGGGCTACGAATACGTCACGGTGGGGGACGATGTAGTCAGGCCAAACCACGTAGCGATGAACGGCATCCGCATGAAGAAAGACGATCCCCGATGGTCAAAGTACATGCCCCTATGCGGGTATAACTGTCGGTGTGAGGTGGTCGAAATCCACTACGGCTCTCAGTACGCGGTCGAATACTTCCCCAGCGGACCCGTAAACGTTGACGGGGTGATGGTCATGCCCGAACCTGATCCCGGTTGGGGTTTCAACCCAGCGGCGGTATTCCAAGCCGCGTAGAAAAAACGAATAGCACGCTTGACGAGCCTCACTTTGGTGGGTGATGGTGTGTATACTTTAACCGACGCGAACTACTAAGCGGCCCACACAAGGCCCATCGAATGTTCACGTACTCACACAACCCACTTCACTCCATGCCCCTTAGTGGGCGCGTCATGCCCGCTTACGCCTAAAAACGTGAGCGGGTTTTATCATGTTTGACTTTGCCAAAAACCCCAGCGGATATGCCCTCCAGTGTGCGGCGGGCGTTGTCGCTATGAGCGGGGTTACGGTCGATGCCAACGGCGTACCTTCAAAGCGATTCAAGAAAGACTTGATTCGGACGGGTAACTGGGTGATGCCATCCAACGGGGTCAAGTTCAGCGTAACCGCTAAAGACCTCGCCCATTGGGACAAGACCTTTGACGTAATGCTATCCAACGGTGTGAAAGTGCATGCCCCGCTAGGCCACACCGACAAGCCAGAATCTAACGCGGGTTACGTCCGTGACTTGTTTGTTGAGGGTGACACGCTTTACGGCGTGATTGAACTCATCGGCGAAGAGGCTATCGAACTCGCCAGCAAGACAGAGGTGAGCATCTACGTTCCCCCTGAAATGACCGATGGCAAGGGCCACACATACGAAAGACCTATCGCGCATGTTGCGCTAACGCCTGTACCCGTGATTAGCGGGCAAGGTGAGTTTGTACCCATAGCCGCATCACGCGGCGTAACCGTGCCAGTCCTTCGATTGGCAACCGGAGTAGATCAAATGGAAATCCTCAAGCGACTCGCAGAGGCGGTTGGCGTGGAAGTCAGCGACGATATGGATGAGGTCGCTATCGAAGCGGCTATCAAGACCAAGATGACTGAGATGAAGGCCGCGTATGACAAGATGCCCGAAATGGAAGCGTCCATCAAGGCATCACGCACCGAGGCCGAGGCGGTCAAGTTGGAACTCTCACGCAAGACCGTTGAGAAGCCTTCGCCGGTGGTCCTGAAACTTTCACGCGAGAACCGGGCGATGAAGTTGGCCGGCCTTGTCGAAAAGAGCAAGATTACCCCTGCCGTTTCAAAGGCACTCGCGGCCAAGTGGATCGACGGGAACGCCTTGGAACTGTCCTTGGATGCCAACTCCGATGAACGATTCGATGCGATGGTTGCGGCCCTCGCGGACAACGATGTTGTCGAACTTGGCAAGGTCAAGATCGAACTTTCCCGCACTACCCCCGGTGGCGATAAGCCGGACGTTGAAGGCACCACCAAGCGGATGCTTAGCAGCATCGGCCAGTAACTTACCCCTCGCACTTCTCCATAAGGATTCACCATGTCAGTATTCAATCCCGGCCAAGTTTCAGGCATCACAAACGAGTACCTTGCACAGTTCCGCACGATCCGCCGTGGTCAGGGCGGGGCGGTTGTGTTGGCACAAGGCCGCGTTATCGCAGGCTCAGTAAGCCGCGACCCAACCAACACCGCGTACGTTGACACCCTTCAGCCCGGCTTGGTGATGGGCATTGTCACCGCGACCGGCAAGTATGCACCCAGCATCCTCGGACTCACTACGGCCTTGTATACCAGCGGTGATTTGACCCTCACTGTGGGCGCGGCTACGGCGGTTGAAATCGTCCGGCGTATTGGTACGTCCGGCACTTTGACCATCGTGGGCGCACCAACCACAACCGGCACCATTGCATCAAACACCGTGACTTTCTCGGCCGTGAACACCACCACGGGCGTGTTGACCGTATCGAACATCGGGGCTACAAACGTCCTTGGTTCGTTCATCATGCCGACCGATGGCTCACAGTTGCCCCTCGCCTTCATCGATGATGGCAGCGGCATCAAGGTCACTGACTTCCTTGGTAACAACCTTGACGTTGAACAGCCCGCGATGTTGGTTGGCGGTCAGATCGACACCAGCCAGATCATCAACCTCCCACCGTCCGCCAACACTACTCAACTCGCTTGGCTCAAGGGCCAGTTAAACAGCGTCAACGGCTCAGGCTTCTACTTCGACGATACGTACGGGGCCTAAGCCCGTTTCCAATCCTTTGAGGCGAGCATCGCGTAGGACCGACTCACCCACAAAGGACACACACAATGCCCGGCACAAACCTCAAGACGATCCTCGCATCGGACAACCTCAGCGGCGTTATTCAGAAAGTCAAACCCGGCTTGCCAATGACGGCTATGCCCACCGCTCTGGTTGAACCAACCGGCGCGATGCTCAAGAGCGTGGAGGGTGACTACGCATCCTTCCGCACCGAGCGTGGCACACGTCAGGCCGCACGCCGGGCAGAGAGCGGGGCACCTTCCCGCAACACCGCGACCACGGCGGTAGGCGAACAGATGATTAAACTCATCTGCCCGCGTGAGAACTTTGAAATCCGTGCAATTGACTTGCAGAACCTTGATTCGATGGAAGGCCAGCGTCAACGCATGGGCGAGCAAGAAGTTGCCCGCCAGTTGGCAAACGCGAAGCAGCGTCTTGTCAATGCCCGCGTCGCGGCGGCCTTCTCAGCCTTTGCCCTTGGTGCGTTGTACTACGATGCCAACGGCAACATCCTCGGTTCATCGTCCGGTGCGTTGGTGACTGTTGATATGGGTATCCCCGCTGTCAACAAGAACCAAATCAACGGCTTGATTGCAACCTCATGGAGCAACCCAGCGGCTGACATCGTTGGTCAAGTTCAGAACATCCGCACCGCGTCCCTTCGCTCAAGCGGGCATGTGTTGAAGCACGCGATGTACGGCTCAGGCGTGGTCAACAACATTCTTGCTAACAACAATCTTGCCAAACTGATTCAGGCCAACCCTGCCTATCAGATTGCCTTTGCAAACCAGACCATCCCCGAAGGTTTCTTAGGTATGACTTGGTGGCCTGCCTATGAATCGTTCTGGGCCAACGAATCAGATACCGCCGTTGAACCATTCGGCACCAACCAAGTGACCTTCTGCCCCGATCCTTCCGAATCGTGGTACGAAATCACCGTTGGCTCTACCGCTATCCCCCGCGATGTGAACGTCACCGCCGACCCCCTCGCGGCCATCAGCAACCTTCAGTCCATCCCCGGCCAGTACGCCTACGCATACCTCACACCCGATCCCGTCAAGGCCATCACGGTATACGGCGATTGCTTCCTCCCCTTCATCAAGACCCCAACCTGCGTCTATCAGGCCGTGACTGTGTTCTAAGCACCTACGCGATGCGTGCGAGTAGCCCACCTATTCGCAAGCCTCGATTACCGCAGCACGTTCTAACGGACGTGTGACGCGGTTTCTCCCTTTAACCGCGTAGGAGCGTCCATGCCGTATAGCACCAAAACCGACATTGAATATATCTTTGGTGTCGCTAACGTGATTACGTGGAGCCAGTTAGACCGCAACGTTCAAACGGCGGACGCGACCCGCATCGCCCTTGCGATTCAAAACGCGGACGATGAAATCGACTCGATCTTTTATGGCTCACGGTACATCGTGCCCTTCTCAGGAACCAACGTCAAGGTAACTGATTGGTCCGCAAAGTTGGCGGGCGTGTGGTTGTACACCTCGCGTGCGGTTAACAACGGCGGACGGTCTGGCGGCGCGGACGACACCGACCGTGTGACATTCCTCCGAGCATCGGCCCTTCAAGAGATGGACTTGTACACGGCGGGTGCCCGCAAGTTCGGCCCAACCGTTGCAACCGTTCGCGGCGGAAACACCCCATTCGTTGTGCCAACTCGCAGCATCTACACGGACGGTGCGGGGGGTTACGCCGGATGAAACTTGAAATCAAAGTGGTTACGCGGTCGCTGTTTCTTGCCAAGATGAAAGCGGCGTTATTGGGTGACTGGTCCGAACCAGAGTTCACCGATATGCGGCGGCAGTGGAGTAGCAAGTACGAAGCCTTTATACAGCGGCGTTGGAGCCTCTACGCACGCGGCGGGGGCGATTGGCCACCGTTGGCCCTATCCACCATCCGCGCCCGTAGGGGACCGGATAAACGCCGTGCAAGGCAACGTAAGAAGGGACTTGGCGACCGTAACTCACTTGCACGCGATACCAAGCGGGGCACCGTGGTAGGCACTACGCGGGCGGTATCCATCCTCATCGACACCGGCTCACTCAAAAAAGCCGCGACCGTGGGGGCAACCGGCAACGTCAACGAACCTATCAGCAAGGGCATCAAGTTCGGATTCGGCGGCGTGCAACACACGTCAAAGAAAGCCAAAGGCCGCGTACCCACCTTCGCTCAAATCGCCCGCTGGCACAATAACGGCGAAGGCAATAACCCCAAGCGGTTGATCCTTGCAGCCCCCGATGCGGACACCGTAACCGGGATGCAAGCCGACTTGAAGCGGCAGACTGGCCGACTCTACAACCGATTGAAGAAAGGGGAACCACTCAAATGAGTAGCACCGATCCCCTATCACGGCTGTATACCGCGTTTGTTGAGGAGTTGAAGGCCAACCCCGATCTAACCGTATTAGTCGATGTGGCAAACATTATCCGCTTTGACACCGACAACGAACGGCCCGAACTTGACTTACGCACCGACTCAGACCTACCCGAAATCTGCGTAGACTTTGTGAGCATCGGGCGTGGGTCTGGCAACTCATCATCATCGTTCGGCGTGGCGTTGACCCTCTCGATCATCGTGCAAAGCGAATCGCAAATCTGCAACGATCCAAAGGGGTTGTGTGCGGTCGCGTGGCAAGCGTTTCTATCAGCCCAGCGGCTACGTAACGCGGCGGCGATTCCCGGCATTAAGCAAGTCCACTCCATCGACTTTGGACCGGGGGCAGTTGGCTTTGGGGACGCTCGCGGACTTGGTCGCCAGCCTGAAGGCTACTTCTGTGTCACTCAAATCGTGTTTGATATGTCTTTCCAGAAATCGGAGTACCTACCAGCATGAGACTCCAAACGCGAATTAACATTCAATCAACTACGACGGCCCTTGGTGGTAGCCCATCGGCCATTTCTCAGCCCCGTGACTTCACGGACATTCCCATATCGTTCTATTGGGACACCGGCACGGCGGCGGACCAAGCCAACCTCATCTATCGGGCTACGGCTAGCATCTCGGCAAGCGGCACAAACAACATCGACCTCACATCCGGCTTGGTTGATGTGTTCGGCGGCGGTGCCGTGTTTGCACGGGTCAAGATGCTACTAATCCAAAACACCGGCACGGTGGACATATCGCCAACTGGCACTTTCTTAGCCTTTGGCGGCGGTCAGTTCACGATCCAACCGGGCGGGGCATATTGCATTGTAGCACCGGACGCGACAGCCTACGTAGTTACCAACGGCGTTTCAGACACCATCCAAATCGACAACCTCAGCGCGTCAACTACGGCGACCTACACCATCGTCATAATCGGCACGGCTTCTTAGGAGTTTATCATGTCAGTAGTCAACGGAATCAACGGGTCAATTTCACTAGGCGGCACGACGGTAAGCACGCTCACAGACTGGCGTATCAACTACACCGCAGCCAACGTGAGTCGAACCGCCAGCAACACCGGCAACTTCCCAATCACGCTTAAGGGCGTTACCGATTGGACCCTCGCGGCTCAGGTTGCCGACAAGACTCTCCCTGCTACCCCCGGCACGTCCTACGCATTTGTGGGTTACAACGGTGCGGAGCGAGTAACGGGCACGGTTATTTGCCAAGACTTCAGCCTTGAGTGTGACATCGAAGGCGGCGGTATCTTGTCCGCTACGTCAAACTTTGGCGGGTCCGGTGCGTTGGTGTTCCCCGGCACGTCTACGGCGTTGACCGATTCAAGTGCCCCCCGCGTCTATTCAGCCATCGGTGCAAAGGCAACTTGGACCCCAATCGTGGGCGGCACAACGGGTAGCGAAGCGGACATTCCCGATGTGCGTACTTGGTCTCTCTCGCTTACTTGCGATGTGCAACCCTACAACTCATCGACCGCAGGCGGCGTGACTACTCGCGTGGCGGGTGGGAAAAAGATGGGGTCCGCTACATTGGACTTCTACCAAAGCGCCCTGAGTTACTTGTCGGCGGCGGGCACGTCAATCGTTCCCGGTGCGTATGGCATCCTCAAGTTGTACGTCAACGCAACCGAGTTTTACCAACTGTCATACGTGGTGGTGGGCGACAACGGCAACATCGGGGCGGGTGCGGAGGCGGCAACTCTTAACAACGTCACGCTGAGTTTTATGTACACGTCCTTTACCAACGTATCGGGCACGATGACACGCGGCACGATCCTCCTCCCCGACGGTTCGGCTTACTTCTCATAACCAATGGCAGGCGAAGATACCACAATAAAAATATCGGGTGATGCACAGCAGGCTGTGTCAGAGGTGCAACGTCTAGAAGCACAACTGGCCGCTCTAAAGGTGCAAGAGGCGGAAGCGGCGGCAAGTGCGGCGGCGGGTGCGGCAGCATCGGCACAAGCCAATGACGAGGCCGCTAAAGCCGCCAAGCAACACGCCGACGAAGTTGAGGCTATTAAGACCGAATACCTCGATGTAGAAGGCGTGGTCGACGGTGCGGCAAAGGCAACCGATAAGGTAACTGAATCAAACAAGAAAGCGGGCAAATCGTTTCTTGAACTTGGTCAGGTCTTTAACACTGTACTTGCCAAACTAACCGCCATCGTCGGCGTGGCTACTACGTTCTACAACATTGGCAAGTCTATCTCAACGTTTATCATTGGCCCGCTCCAAGGTGCCAACGAAAAAGCGGCAGAGTTTCTAAAGCAGTTTCAAGACATTCGCCCTAAGACAGAACTTGAAAGCATCGGCGAGGAAATCACTCGCGTTAACACGATTCTTGACAGGCTTGTAGCCGGTTCAACTAACGCAAACGTGCAACTTCGTCAAGAGTTTGGCACGCTTGAAGAGTTGCAACGGTACAAGAAAAAACTAGAAGAAGGTGCAGTAGCCGCGCAGCAATCAGCGGAAGGCAAACGGCTAAAAGAACAAGCAGATCAAGAAAAAGCAAAGGCCGACAAGATAGCGGAGGACAAAAAGAAAGCAGCGGAAAGGGAAGTTCAAGACACCAAGCAACGCATGGAAAGGGTTGCATCTATCGAGCGTGAAGCCCGCATGTCTTCCATGAATGAGTATGAACTTATTGAAGAGCGTTTTCGCCAGAAAAGCCTAGAACTAGAAGAGGCGTATCGGGCGGCCAAAAGCGAAGGTGAACGCGAAGCCAACTCGAAAGCGTTTGCGGCCATTGTCAAAGAGCGTGCGGCGGCGTTAGAGAAGCAAAAGGCTGAAGATGATAAACGCGAGGCAGAAGAAAAAAAGAAACAGCAAGACGAACTAGATCGAATCAAAGAACGCTCGCAAAAAGAGCAACAGGCGATTAGAGATATAGCGGCAGCACAAGCCGCGTTTTCTGCAGGGTCAGACGCAACCTACCAAAGCAACTCCCTCGACCTACTCCAGCAAATCGCACAGGGCATCCAGAGCATCAACCAAAGGCAATAAATGGCGGGCAACTTCTATCTAACTCAGGAAGGGAAAGGACTCTCGCAAGACGCGGGCGGTGCCGACTCCGCTACGCTGACGTGGGTAGGGACTGCCCCCGATGAGCCTACAGCCCTTGCGGACGATAACGTACCACAACGCGGCGAGCCACACCCTTACATCCTTGGTATCACGGCGGACCAAATCTCAGCGGTCAACACGTCCGGCGAAGTGTGGACAGTCACGGTTCAATACAGCAATAACGGGCGATTCATTCAGAAAGCCAAGACCAAAAAGGTTGGCTACTACGAGTGGACTAGCGACTACAAGGACGCGGACGTATCCATTCCCTTCGCGGCCCGCAAGATTAAGCGGGTGCAACGCGGGCAGGGGCAAGATACCCTAGTCCCCTACTACGAGATCACGGCTGGCGAAACGTTCAAAGAGCGGCGGACCCTTCGCATACTTGAAGCGGTGGTAGCCCGCACTAACTACACTCAGTTTGACCGGGCTAACAAAGAAGTGGGTAGCGTGCATGAGTTTAGCGGGGGGACTCGACACCAACTCATCGGGTTAAATGTGGTCAACACTTCGACCAATATAGTCACGGTAAAATACGTGTACATGTTGGACGAAGGCACACCATTTGTCACCGACCAAGCGTTCATCCGCGATGAAGCGGGCGTGCCGGTTATTATCTATCGTGAGGTGATGCAAAGCGGCCTTCCGTTTTTAAGGGCACCATTTACCCAAACTCGCATGCGGGCATCGAACGCATCATTCCTTGGACAGGCTCAAGTTCCCACCGCCTTCTCCGCCTATACCGCTCGGTTCGGCTCTGAATACTTTCAAGGCTGGCAGAACCTACCGGGGTTCAGGGAGCCTTAATGAACACCTACGAATGGACTAGCACTGCCATCGTGGTACGGGTGATCGGCCCAGAGATTGGCTTTCCCGCTGACATTTCGTATGACGTGCAAGTCAACATACCGGGAAGTGATACGCTGTTTGTCGAAAGCATCCAGCCCATCGACCGGCGTAGGGACCAGCGGCGAATCGAGATTGAGGCCCTTCGCGAGGGTCAGGCGATGATCGTCGCGTCTACGGCGGACTATCTGACGTTCACGGGGTTTGAGAAGGAAGCGGTCGAAGATTGCCCCGGCGCGGCACCGCGTCCACAGATGATGATGGATCAGGTTACGGGTCAGATGGTGCCGGTGCCGGAAAACATGCCCGGCGTACCCGTTGTCACAGTTTCCAGCGACGGAAACGTGGTTATCAGCGTTCCCCCCGTCACCGCACAGGATATTATCTCAGGCATCTCACCAAGCGGGTCAACCCCAAGCGGATCAACGCCTGCCACCAACTTTGGCGAACTACAGTTCAACGACCCCACCAACTCCATGCTCATTCCTCTCATGTAAGGCTCACCTATGGCATCACTCGACATCTTAGACGGAAACGGAATAGCACAAAACCTATTGGTTACGGTGGCCGGTGCGGACCTTGTACCTCATCACATTATTGAATCAGGCACGGTCACAACCGTAACGGGCGTTACAACCGTCTCGACTGTGACCAACCTATCTCAACTTGGTGGCGTGGCGGTTGCGATGGGAACGGGTACACGGTCGGCAGGTACGCAACGTGTGACGATTGCTACCGATGATTCAGTGCCAGTAACCGGGACATTCTGGCAAGCAACCCAGCCGGTATCAGTTGCGGCAACCGTAACCGTGACCGGCACAGGCGGTACGTTCCCCGTGACCGACTCAGGCGGATCATTGACCATTGACGCGCCGGTAGGTACACCCGCCTTTGTGCGGCTTAGCGATGGTGCATCGGCCATCACAACGCTCCCCGTGTCTATCGCCACAGCCCCCGCACTTGTCGCCAGCACCGCGACCATCGGTGACGTTGGCCTAGTGGGTCGAACCACTGGCGGCTTGACCGTACATCGTCGCCTATCAACCGGCACAGACTCAACCAACGTCAAGGCATCCGCAGGCCAACTGTTTTGGGGTTTTGTGACCAACGCAAACGCATCGGCCAGATTCATCAAGTTTTACAACACAGCCTCTACGCCGACTCTTGGTTCAGGTACGCCCGTACTGACCTTCCTCATTCCCCCTGGCAGTTCGGGCTTACAGATCACCGCCGAACAGGGCCTCGCAGCATTTTCATCAGGCATCGGTTACACGCTCAGCACAGGCGTAGCCGATGCAAACGCCGTAGCCGTTGCCGCAGACGAAATCGTAGTTAACCTCGGATACAGATAAGGACTCACCATGCCCATCACAGACCCCAACGCCATTCGATTCGCCAACGAACGCATCCGTGTAGCCGCTGACCTTCTCGCACAGGTTGACAACCTCGCCGCGGCGATCATCAACGAGTGGAACGCACAAAGCCTTGGCAACGTGTTTACCAACGATTCAAGCGTGGTTGAAGATGGGGCGGCGGAAGATGGCCGACCCGTTATTACCGGCGCGAAAGTCACCAACATTGTTACACGCCTTACTGAGTTGCGGGGATCGTCAGGCCTTGCGATGGGTGCGCCGGGCGTGCGTGATACGATCCTCCAAGTCTCGGTCAACCCAACACGCGGGGTCTAATCACACATGCCAGTAACCGCGACACAATGGGAATGTAGGACAACCGGCTCCAACAACAATGGAGG